TCGGCATTATTTAGGCGGGCGTTGGGTTACAAATTCGAGGAAGTAACGCGGGAGTTATTGCCGGTTGTGATCGAGGGAGAATTACAGCGCGACAAATACGGTATGCCTATTCAAGAATTGCAGATAACAAAAGCCGTAACCAAAGAAGTTGCGCCGGAGGTAGCCGCCCAAATATTTTGGCTGAAAAACCGCAAACCGGCAGAATGGCGCGACAAGCAGGAAATTAAGCATACAGGCGGCCCGGTGACGTTCGTTAATGATCTACCGCCGGACAACAATGACGAGGGTTAACCTAGCGGCCATTGTCGGCAAAGGGTATACGCGGTTTTGGAATTGTCAGAAGCGATACGTTGCCATTAAAGGCGGCCGGGGATCGAAGAAAAGCAAAACAGCGGCGTTGCGTTGGATTTATTTGCTCATGCAATTTCCCAAGGCTAATCTATTAGTTGTCCGCAAAACGTTTGCAACATTGAGAGATTCGACTTACTCTGATTTGAAATGGGCAATCAATCAGTTGCAGGTAGGCCATTTGTGGGAGTGGACTATTTCCCCAATGGAAATAACCTACATACCAACCGGGCAAAAAATCCTATTTCGCGGCCTTGACGATCCGTTAAAACTAACGTCCATTACCGTTGATAACGGGCATTTATGTTGGGCATGGTTCGAAGAAGCGTACGAGATTACCAACGAGGACGATTTCGACAAAGTTGATATGTCCATACGTGGTAAGTTGCCGCCGGGATACTTCAAACAGATTCTATTAACATTTAACCCATGGTCAGAGAAACATTGGTTAAAATCAAGGTTTTTTGATACCGAGGACGAAGATGTTTTATCTCTCACGACAACCTATAAATACAATGAGTTTTTAGGTGAGGACGATTTGAAGCGGTTTGAATGGATGAAAAAAAATAAGCCCAAACGCTACAAAATCGAGGGTGAAGGAAATTGGGGTATATCCGAGGGTGCCGTGTATGACGATTGGCACGAATTAGACTTTGACTATAGGCAGATTGTCAAGGAACGGCCCAATATTTTCGTTCGTTTCGGGCTTGATTTTGGTTATATCAACGATCCATCCGCTTTTATAGGGGTTTTGGTAGACGTAGAAAAACTAGAAATGTATATTTTTGACGAGCATTACGAACAGGGCATGTTAAACAATCAAATAGCCGACATGATTAAGTACAAGGGCTATGCAAAAGAGCGCATTGTTGCGGATAGTTCGGAGCCAAAGAGCATCGAGGAAATACGTTTAGGCGGCGTTTACTCCATTGTCGGAGCCGAGAAAGGCAAAGACAGCGTTTTGAACGGCATTCAGTACATCAAGCAATTTAAAATTTATGTCCATCCCAAATGCACAAACGCCATTGTTGAACTATCTAACTATATTTGGGACAAGAGCAAGGACGGACAGGTTTTAAATAAGCCGGTTGATGATTATAACCATTTACTAGACGCATTGCGGTATGCTTGTGAAAGCTTGAGCCGCCCGGCGGCACCGAGGGCGCGGGCATTATAAAGGGGGTTCTAATTTGGACAAGTTGGGGAACGGTTGCAGATTAAAAAGAGGGGGTGAACAACAAAAATGAGAATGAGCGACTTTATACCGCCAATATTCAGCCGTAAAGCGTCAGAGGTTACGCGGCTAATCGTTCAAATGTTTAACGGTCAGCCAGCATGGACACCGCGAAAATTTGACCAATTAGCCAAAGAAGGATTCGAGGAAAATGTTTGGGTTTATCGGTGTGTAATGGCCATAGCGCAAGCGGCCGCCGGTGTCGAGTGGAACCTATATCAAAATCCGGGCAAGGATCAAAAAGAAATTGAAGAACATGCACTCTTAAAACTAATCAGCAAACCAAACCCCTTTCAATCTAAGCGGGAATTTTTCGAGGCTATGACCGCTTATGTCCTATTGGCCGGGAACAGCTACATTGAGAAAGTGGGGCCGAACGTAGGCCCGCCGATGGAATTATACACATTGCGGCCGGATCGTATGGCTATTCTACCCGATGCAATTAATTTCGTTTCCGGTTACGAGTACACATTAGGAGCCAATAAAAAGCGGTTTGATGCTAACAAGGTTATGCACATTAAACTATTTGCGGCCCTTGATGATTACTATGGTCTTTCACCTATTGCCGTTGGTGCAAAGGGCATAGACAACGACAACGCCGCCAGCACATGGAACAATTCGCTTTTGAACAATTCAGCGCGGCCGAGCGGGGCCATGTCTACGGAATCACACTTAACCGATCCGCAATATGACAGATTGCAAAACGAGTTGGACACGAATTACAGGGGAGCGAAAAAGGTCGGTAAACCTCTGTTACTTGAGGGCGGTTTGAAGTGGCAAGAAATGGGCCTAAGCCCGCGTGACATGGATTTTATTCAATCCAAGAAACTAAGCCGGGTTGAAATATGCGCCGCGTTCGGAGTGCCGCCGGAAATGGTAGGCGACAAGGAACACGCCACATATTCCAATTACCAAGAGGCGAGACAAGCTTTCTACCAAGAAACCGTATTGCCTATGCTGGATTTGATCCGAGACAAAATGAATGCCGATTTGGTGCCATTGTTCGGTGAAAATCTCAAAATCGATTATGACCGGGATAGCATTGAGGCATTGCAGGAAAACACGGATATTGAGGCAAAGCGCATCCGTGAAGATGTGAAAGCGGGCCTATTGACCGTCAACGAGGCGCGAGAGGCGCGAGGGTATGAAGCATTGGAAAAAGGCGAAGTGCTTTATATTCCAGCCAATGTGAATGTTGTAGGGCTTGACGGAAAAATCATCATTGGCGCAAAGCCGGTTGAGGAAGAAAAGCCGCCGAAGGACGAGGAAAAGAAAGATTTTTTTTTTAACTTAAAGGCGTTCAACATGGAAAGCGACGAACAGAAAACGGCATTTTGGGAATCGATGGAGAAACGCCGGAACCGCTACTATAAAGGCGCAACGGCAGAGGTGGCCAAACGATTCGAGGCAGAACAAAAAGCCGTTATTGAGGCATTTAAGGCGGGAGGCATGGCGGCGGTTGAAAAGGCCGTTAATGCTCAAAAGCCGGAATGGATCAAATTGTTCACCGCGTTAGATGTGGAGGTTATGCAGGATTTCGGAAACGCCACGTTTAACCATTTGAAACATGAGGCCGCCGATATGGAAGTTAAGGGGCCGTTGCTGGAATTATTCAACGTCTTTCATACGGCAGTACAAAAATGGATAACCGGCAACGTTGCGAAAAAAGTTGTCATGGTGACGGACACCACAAAAGAATTAATTAAACTACGCATAAGCAAAGGCGAGGCAGAGGGCGAGGGCATACCGGAGATTGCCGCCCGAATCGATGAACTTTACTTAGAACAGATTATTCCTAATCGTTCAACCGTTATAGCCCGGACGGAAGTTATAAGCAGTAGTAACGCCGCCAACCGTTTTGCCGCACAACAGACAGGGCTACCGCTTGTTAAGGAATGGATTTCAACGCGGGACGATAGGACGCGGGACACGCACGAAGCCGTTAACGGGCAGACTAGAGAGTTTGACGAGTTTTACGATGTTGGAAATGTGAAACTTATGTTTCCCGGCGATCCAAACGGCGAGGCAGACGAGGAAAAGGAATTAGCCCGCGAGGTTATACAATGCAGGTGTACAGAGGGGTACAGTGTTAAGAAAAAATAAAGGGAGGTTTTTCGAATGCCTAAATCCAGTTATATGAGTTCTAAGGTAATCACGGACAATTTAAGCAATTCAACCAAGTACATTGCATTGTTCACGGACGCGGCCGGCATTACAAGCCCAAGCCAACCAGCAACGGAAGCGACAGCGGGCAATTGCCCCGGTTATGCGCGGCAGAGTTGCACATTCAATTCATCCGGCGTTAGTACATCGGCGCAAACGTTCACAGCTACAGGCGCATGGGCAACGGTTCGTTATATGGGTATTTACGATGCCGCAACGAATGGAAACCTCTTGTATTGGTATGACATGACAGACGAAACCCTAGCGAATACAAACCAATTGAACTTTGCAACTGGGCAAATAACAGTTTCCGAGGCTTAAAATAGCGGGCGGGTTATCCTGCCCTTTTTAGGGGTGACGGGTATGGCCTACCATTTAGAAATGGACGGAGTGAATGACTATATAAAAATTCCGTCCATTTCATTTGATAAATTTATTATTGATTTCACCGTTAGACATGACCATTCAACGCAAAAAAACTATTTTGATTTCCGTACAGGTTTTTCGTTCGGCTACATTGTGAGGACAACGGGCGGGGTTGATTCAGAGGGAAATGATTCCCCAATGACTACCTACATCAACGGAGTGGGGCCGAAAGCGAATAATACTGTAATGGTGCCAACCTCCGAACGTTGCACAATGGAAGTTAGATGGTCTGCCGCAGGTACAGACGACGGCAATATATTTACCAATTCAGGAGCAACCGCGTCTTTTATGGCGGGCGATATATACGATATTAAATTTTATAGCGGTGAAACACTTAAACTTCATTACGATCTAACACTTGGCAACGTTCAGGATCAGTCAGGAAACGGCAATCACGGAACATTAACAGGCGGGACATGGATAGACGAGGGCGGCGGCGTAATCGAAAGTAGCGCGGCCATAACCGGTAACGCGGCAGTAACAGCGGCCGCGAATAAAGTTTTAACGAAACAGGCGGTCATATCCGGCGTTGCAACGGTTTCCGCAAGTGCTAGGAAGTTGTTTGTAAAAGCGGCCGCTATAACGGGCATTTCGAGCGTTACAGCAACGGCAAGCAAGATCAAAAAAGCATTGGCCAATATAACCGGATTGGCCACAGTGACAGCAACGGCCGGGAATGTAACAACATTTCAAAAATCAGCCAACATTCAAGGAAATTCAACGGTTAATGCAACACATTTCAAACGGCTTGTAAAATCCGCAACCATTCAGGCGGCCGCAAACGTTATTGCAGTTAAGACAAGGAGAATTTTTGCAATGGTAACAGTAACAGGTTTCGCTATGGTGACAGCAATTGCAACTAAGAAGGTATTCAAAAGCGCGGCCATTGTTGGGGTGTCTAGTGTTTCAATCAATACAAATTCACCGTTGTATCAAAACACGACGATAACCGGAGGCAGAGTGTTACATGCAACAATTACCGGCGGCAGGAAATTACGATCGGAATTAAAAGGGGGTGTTTAACCTGAACAGATTGACGTTAACAGCCGGGAACAGCCGAAAACTTGACTTGGTTTTACTAGATTATGACGAGGGCGGGCCGCTACCTTTAACCGGGTGCAAGGTGCGTTGGGTACTCAATAAGACCGTGACCGGCAGTAATTTGATTTATAAGGATACGGACACAGGGGGTATTGTGACTACCGATGCAGAGGGCGGTTTATGCACCGTTTCGTTAAATCCGGATGATACAAAGGACATGGCCGCCGGTGAGTATTATTGTGAAGCAGAAGTTGAAGACAGCTTTGGAAACATAAATACAGTATTTTCGCTACCCGTTACCATAAAATCTAGTGGAATTAAATAGACAATAATGGTATTTTAATATTATGATTCGAGGTGATAGATTTGGATCGAGAGGTTAAGAGTTTCGGTTTTGAAGTTAAGGCAATCGATGATAACCATTTTGAAGGTTATGCGTCCGTTTTTGGCAACAAAGACAGCCATTCCGACATTATGCAACCGGGGGCATTCAAGAAAACGCTTAAAGAGCATAAAGAACGTGTTAAGGTTCTATGGCAACACGATCCTTATATGCCTATCGGTAAGCCGGTACACATGGAAGAAGACAGCGGCGGCCTTTACGTTAAGGCGAAGATAAGCCAAACGGAAGAAGGTAAGCGGGCCTTAATCCTGATGAAAGATGGCGTTATTGATGAATTGAGCGTTGGTTATAACACGGTTAAAGAAACGTGGGATAACGCCAAACAAGTCCGTTTGCTACATGAGGTTAAATTGTGGGAGTTTTCGCCCGTTACCTTTGCTTCTAATGGACAAGCCAAGATAACAGGCGTTAAAAGTATCGCCGCGCTTATGGACGAGTTGAAAGCCGGGCGCATGTTGAGCGCGAAAAACGAGGGTTTAGTTAAATCGGCAATTGAGGCATTAACGGCACTTCTTGAAGCGACAGAAGGAAAGGCGAAGCCGCCGCAAGGCACTACGCTTTTCAATGAAGTTGACAAAGAAGCCGCCGAGCAAATAAAAAACATTTTCGCAGAAATGCAAAAATTCGCAAAAGGGAGGCTGTAAAATGCCGGAATTAAAAGAATTGCAAGATCAGCTAATGACAACATTTACGGAATTAAAGGCAATGGGCCAACGCCAAGAGGACGAAATTAAAAAATTCGGTGAGGCTACAGGCGAAACCAAAGCGACTATTGGCAAAATCAATACCGCTATGGACGAAATTAAAGGCCGCATCGACGCAATGGAAACAAAATTTAACCGGACAGGCTTCAACCCGGACGGTTCGAAACGCGACGAGCAAGCGGAAGCAAAATCCGAAGCGTTTTACAATTTCGTAAAACACGGTATTGGCGCATTGAGCAAAGAGGAAAAAGCACTAGTACAAGACGCAACGGGTGAAATTATCGTTCCCGAAGACCTTGACAACATTATCTATCGCGCATTGCCGGGCAACACCGTTATGCGTTCGCTTGCATCGGTTCGTAAAACGAACAGTAACCGCGTTCGCCGTATTTCCATGACAGAGGCGACAACTGGTTGGGGTAAGCTTGAGACAACAGCCGCCGTACTTACTGATTTCGAAAGCACTCCAACACCGTCCGAGGCGTATATCAATGTTTGGGACGCATTGGGACTTGTTAAAATCGGTGAGGACGAATTGGAAGATACAAACCTCAATTTGCAAGCGTTCTTGGGTGATTCTTTCTCTAATGCTTATGCTTCTCTTGAGGATACGGCGTTTATGGTCGGTACAGGTGACGCGGGTAGCCGCCCAACCGGCATTTTGAACGGCGCAACGGTAACACGTTTCGATACGGCCACAGTTAACGCATTCGTTGTGGACGATCTTATCAAACTTGCTTATGCGGTTCCTGCCGGATACCGTAAAAACGGTTCGTACATCGTTCATAGCTTGATTGAGCAGACGGTGAGACTTGCAAAAGACAGCCAAGGCCAATACCTATGGCAACCATCCTTGCAAGCGGGAACGCCGAACATTTTTAACGGCCGACCAATCCATACACAGGACGATCTAAGCGGAACAATTGCCACAGGCAATAACGTTGCCGTATTCGGTGACATTAAAGCCGGTTATCAGATCGTTGACCGCGTAGGATCGACAATTACACGTATCAACGAATTGTACTTGAACGATGGTTTGGTTGGTTTCAAATACAAACGTCGTGTAGGCGGCGGCGTTGTTCGTGCAAACGCTATGCGGATTCTTAAAATTAAATAATCAATTACCGATAAACCCGGCGGCGTTTACACTACGTTGGCCGGGTTTTCTTTTGGGAGGGAGGTAACGAGGTGAAAAAGTGCAAAATTAAACAGTTTTTCATGTCAGGTGATTACATTTTCGGGCATGACCAAATTGCAAATTTTGAAGATGATTCTGCCGCCGCATTAGAGGAAGCGGGTTTGCTTGAGATTATCGGTGATGTTGATCCGGAAGAAGTTGAACCGCCAGCAGAAGCGGAAGCGGAAGCGGAAGCGGAAGAAAAGCCAAAGAAACGAGGCGGTAAATAATGAGCCTTAAAATTACCGTAACAGGAAACGAATTATACGATTTCATACGAGTTGAGCCGGGTTTTGACGATGTGGCAGTTAACATGCTACTTCAAACAGCTACAGGCGAGGCCGAACAGTTTTTAAATACCGATTTTGACGGTATCGAAGCACCGGCACCCGTTAAGACTTGGGTATTCAACCGCGTTTATCAGCTATACGACAGCCGAGGTAATCATTCTCGCCCGGAATATACCCTATTACAAACATACCGCGTATACCCGTTTAAAGGTTCCGAATGACTAGCGTCAACATGCGTCATAAGGTCATTTTACAGCGTAGTGGGCGGGTTAGGGACGAGGGCGGCGGTTTTACAGGCGGTTGGATAAACCAAACCCCGGCTATTTGGGCGCACGTTAAGCCAGTTAAAGCCGCGCCGGTTACGATTGCCGGACAACCTCAACAAGAAATTACACACATGGTCGAGATTCGCTATCGTGACGATATAACAAAGGCTGACCGGCTTACATATCGCGGCCGGGTGCTCGAGATTCAAAATGTCGTTAATGCGGGCGAGTCGGGCAAATACCTGCATATA